TCTATCTTGTCGGCGTAGGACGAAGCAGTATAGTCTCGGTTTCCATATTGATCTCTAGGATCTGGAAGCCCATATGCTGCAAAATCTGTACCATCTGTCGCCATTCACTCTTATCCAATCTGCTCACCTACTAGCAAAGCACGTGTAGCATCTGCCCCGTGTGCCAGGTAGTAGTCATTGATGTCCATACCTGGTGGTAGTGTAACAATAACTGCGTTCAAAACCTCGTTAGCCACACGCTTAGCAAACTCAGCACCTGGGTTAGAGCCATCCTCTTTGATGTCATTGTCACCAACAACATAGACAGTCTCATACCCAGCAAAGAGCTTTGGAAAGTGTGTCTTCCAAGCAGCAACACCAGGTACACCTACTGCTGGGATCTCTAGCATTCCGCTAGTGACTACTGCATCTAACTCTCCTTCACATACAACGATGTAAGGTGAGTCAATAGTAATATCGCACACGTTATACAGGTGTGCCTTCTGCCCAGTAGGGCTACCGTACTTAGGCTTAGCATCATCTAATCGTCTGAACTTAAAGCCAACACAAGAGCCAGAGGCTGTGATGTATGGAATAGATATCCAACCCTCGTACATCTCGTGACCATTGTGTGGTACAGAAACAGTACCGAGTTGGAACTTAGCAGCTACAACCTCAGATATCCCACGTTCTGATAGCGCGTTTAGCGCCTCTGGAGTTATGTCCTGAGCGTATCTCTGCGCCGCTTCTAGCAGCAATTTCGATTGCACGTTTGAGGCCATCATTAAACTCCAAGTTCTCTAGTATGCAGACTATGTTGACTGCGTTGCCACCTTTGCCACAAGTCTGACAGTAGTAAAGGTTCTTATCTGTATTCATAGAAGCACTGCGACGTGAGTCAGCGTGCATCACACAACGCACTGCTACCTCTCGACCATCGCGTACCTCACCACCAAAGAAGGTGATGATAGGACTTATGGGGATTGCGTTTGCATCAACGGAACCTTTATACCGTCCACCTTTGCGTGACCTGGACCAGTCTTGTGTTGACATACGCACCCCTTGTAATCGCACTTAGTGTGCCAATGCTCAGCTCGTTTCAGGTGGCTGAGTCTGTTCTCAGCGCCACCTCTAAGGCAGTTTTGGCAGATCATCCTTCTGCCTGACTTCCACCTTCGACCACCTCTTGCTCTGTGGCATCGGCTTGCCCCGCTGTGTTGTCTTCCTGCGTTTCTTCAACGACTTGATTACTGACGGCATCTGAGTTACTCCAAATCTGTGATGTACTAATTTCTCCACCTGGTACTGGCATTTACTTCTTCTCCTTTAACCATTGATTGAGGTCTTGAATGACCCACGCTTGATCTATTGAAGCGTTGCGACGCTTAACTACAACATAAGACAAAGGTGCTTCCCCAAGCCCACGTGCCTTAGCATAGTTAAGCGCCTCAACCTGTGCTTCTCTCCAGAACTCAGGCAGAGATAGTGTCTGCCTGTTCTTGAGTTCAAGGATGTAGGTTTCTCCAGATATGATAACAACCATATCTCCCTCATCCTTAGCCCCAGCCTTAGTCAAACGTTCTGCCATAACTCCGGCACCGCGAAGCCACTTCATAACATCTGTCTCAAACTGAGAACCCTTACGTCCATTCTTGTTAGCCAAGTGCTGTTACCGCCTCTATGATTCCTGCTTCCAAAGTAATCTTTGGAGTGTAGAAACTTAATAGCTTTGTGTTATCAGATACACGGTGCATACAACCAACTGGCTTATCAGGTCGAGTAAGTATCTCACCCTTGTAACCAACTGCATCCATTGACATCTGTGCTAGTTCAAGGAATGAAGTAGATCTACCTGTACCTAGGTTGATAGGTCCAGTAATGCCTTCCTCCACTGCAGTCAGTACTGCGCTGACAATATCTTCGATATGAATAAAGTCTCGTGTCTGTGTACCTGGTCCCCATACTTCAAACGGATCTGACTTCTTAACAGCACGTCTGATGTACATAGGAAACGGATAGCTCGTATCTTGCAGGTATGAGTAACCTGAGAACGGTCTGAATATATGCACATTCTCAACAAATGATGCAAGGTATTCACCGATTACCTTAGCCATACCGTAAGTCATATCAGGTGAGTGAGGTGCGCTAGGTGTAATCATCCACTCCTGCAAACGCTTCGCCTCAGTACCTTGCTGGTAATGGGTTGGGTATGCAGCACTAGATGAGAAGTAAACTACCTTCTTAGGCTTAGTCTTTAAGCACCATTGAAAGAACTCTGAGTCAATAGAGAAGTTATCTGCTACTGCCATTGGTCTGCCCTCAATGGACTCACGTCCACCTACGATTGCAGCTAAGTGAATAACTAGATCATACTGCGAGTCATCCTTCTTGAAGAAGTCTCGACAATCGATACCATCTTTGATATCAATACCTGTTATGTCGTTGTCAGGACCTAAACGCTTATGGAAATACTTACCAACGAAACCGTGATTACCTGTTATGAGAATCTTCATCCGATTAACTTCATCACTTTTTGTAGGTCATCTTCAAACTCTTCTGATAGGTAACGCACAAACTCTTTCTGGTCTGCAGTTCCTACCTCTTCCGAGTTAGCATCAGCATAACCTGCATCCATCTCAGCCTTACCTGCGTACGGATGTAGATGTTCAATGATGACATCATCAAAGTAATACAGTGAGTTAATCTTCAAGCCAAGTGTCATCCAGAAGTTATCCATAAACAGGTGAATCAACTTAGGCGGTGCCATAAAGCCTAGAGTCTGGATGATGTTGGTACTCATCATCACAGCAGTTGCTAGGTTCTTACCCTGTAGCAAGTCATTGCCATAGGCAAGGCCGTAGCCCTTGATGTTGATAGCTTCTGCTAGGTGTCTATCCCAACTCTTAGTCTTAACCAAGTGGTCATCGCCAAGGAAGTAGATAGTCTTGTACTTATCTGCATACTTATTTGCTACCAGGTTCAGTGTGCCATTCATACGAAGTCGTGGATTGACCTCATAGATAACATCATCTAAGCGTGGGTATAAATCTGATTGGTCATCATCAATTGCAACACAGAAATCAGATACAACTGAGTTCTCTTTGAGTGCATTGATGCATCGTTCAACGTTATCTGGCCTACTACGAGAAGGCAAAATAACTAGATTGCTATTGGACATTGTATCCTCCATCATATCCGGCCATTACATCGCGCCTTAACATCCAACCAAACTCGTTCTGATCAGATATCTGACACGCTGCATAGTTTACTATTAGTTGTGCATAATCGGAAGCATCTGCTGTGTGTGGACCAAATCGGTTCTTCACTGCAGCTACTGCCAACAATGCTTGTCCTGGATCATAACCCAGTGTAAGTATCAGAGCAGGTAGTTGACTGACCTTACCGTGGATTGCACGACGTGCAGGTGGCTTGCTAGGTGAGCCATACTCTGATTGCTCAGAGACGTGGTGTAGCACCATTACGCAGGCTTCTGTCTTACGTGCCATATCGTGCAACTCCATCATAATTGCACGTAGCCCTGACCATTCATTGTCTGTCTCTGCTGCCACATTCATTAGGTTATCTATGATGATAAGTTCTGGCGCAATTCCGTAGAGTTCTACGTATGCTCTTATCTCTAGTTCAAGATCATCTATCGAAGGTGATGAGTCAAATACCCACTTGATATGGTCCATCTTTTCAAAGTGATGGTTGTAGTGTTTGCTGTTTCCAGCTAAGTTGCTCTCAACAGTAATCTGTGAGTGACCTGATGTTATCGATGCTGCTCGCATCATCACGGTAGTTGTATCAGTATCAGCAGAAAAGAACAGCGTAGGTACCTTTGCTTTGATTGCATAGATCAATGCGAACATTGACTTACCAGCATTAGGTGCTGCTGCAACCATACATACCTGACCACGCCTGAACTTAATCTGTTTGGCAGCTAAGCCAACCCACACGTCAGGCAATGGTGTTGCCTTAGTAAGCACACCACCCCACGCACGGGATAGATTAAGCACTCTTATCCTCCTGATGAATCTTGATACCTCTTTGGCGACGAATTGCTTGGCGATCTCTATTAGTTAGACCGCCCCAGACACCGTGCGCTTCATTGTAGATACCCCACTCAGCACACTCAACCTTATGTGGACAGGCAGCACAAATAGACTTAGCTATTCTTGCTTCTGCTTGATTAGGTTGGCCTACCTCTAGTTCAGGGAACCAATAATCTCCACCTACTGTTGCACAACTTGGCGACTCAAATTGATCTGGTCGCCGTGACATTTATCGAACCCAGATGGTATCGCACTTGTCTGTTGCACCCTTTGGTGCAGCACACATATAGCCCTTCCAAGGTCCCTTAGCTGATGTTCCTTCACGGAAAGCCATTACTCCGTGACGACAGGTATTACCGCCACCTTGTGGCGCAGGTGCTGCAACTGGTGTTGCATTAAATGCCTGAGCAACTGCTGCAACTGTTGGTGCTGCTGCAACTGGTGCTGCTCCACCTGTTAGTTCCAGTCCTGTTGCACGAATGTTCATTGCATTCATAGAAAGATCTGCAAGACCTGCTTCTAGTTCCTGAACTGATGCTGCATATAAATTGATAAGTGTTCCGTCATTCAACTTGTAGTTGATCTGAAACTTTGTACCTTCTGTAGCCATTTACTTACCTCCGATTTGCTTTATAGATAGTCGCTGGCTTTCAGCTCCTACCTTCTTAGGGACAAACCCTAATAGTTTTTCTACCTCGCTACTATCAACTGACTCACGTCCTTTGACAGTTGTCCAACTTACTTCGATACCTGAATTAGTAGTACCCAGTAATCCTTCAAAGGATGCCTTCAATGAATCCTGTTGTGTTTCTAAATCTTTAATCTGTGCTGCTAACTGTAAGTACAGTAGTGCATTCTTGTCAACATCTGCATCAGCAATGATTACATCACTGACTGGTGTACGTTCTTTTTTTAGACCAACGCATCCCATCTCACCTGATGAGTCGTAGAACTTGCAGTAGTGCTGGCAGTAACTAGCATCCTTCTCAGGTGCTGGTGCTTCCTTTGCTTCCTTGACAGCTGCTAGCCAACCGAGTGCCTCAAGAGCAATAGACTCATCGTAGTCTTCAGTATGCACCTTGACATCACGTTCGTCCCCGTCCCTGGCAATTGCCACCAAAGACACTCGGTTGACCGCATAGCCGTTCTTAGCTAGGAGGTAGCCGTAAAGTTGTACCTGCCAACGCTGTTGCGTTGATGGGAAGTAAGAAAGGTTACGCACCTTACTTGTCTTCCAGTCGATAACATCACCAGTACCTGGTACGAAGCAGTCAATGTGTGCCTTCATACCGTTGTACTCAACTTCTGTTTCAATCAAAACATCTTTGTTATCTGCTAACGCTCTTTCAATCTCAGCGTGAATAGCAGTACCCATAATGGCAGCGAGTTTAAGTTCGTTGTCATTAGTTTCAGGTTGATCGTTCAATCGGTACCACACCTTACGACGGCAACCACCAACCTCTGATGGACCGATCTGTACCTGTGTAGAACGTGAACGCTTAGCATCACCTGCACGTAGTGCAGTCAGTAGTAGTTCTTTAGGATCTGTTACTGACATCTTGTGTGATTCCAGAATAGAATGATAAAGAGAATAATTCCCCAGTAGATAAGCCACTCACCCATTCTTCACCTGATTCAATAACAGTTTCATATCTTCTTCTGCAGCTTTTACTACAGAAGTAACTCCATCTTCATAACCAGTATCGTAGGCTTCTTTCAAAGCGTATCCGATAGTCTTTTCCATAACTCCTCCTAGAGTCTTTCTTGGACTACCAACTGTAAAGGCTTGCCAGTATTAGCGTCAAGTACCGACGCAATCTCTACGGCTCTACGGGCGTGTCGCTTGGCGTAGGCTAATTCCATATCAGGTTTGATAGCTGAATACAGGTAGCCAAGAGCGAGCTGCCCACCAGAACCAATGCCGTACGCTCCGTGATCTGCTTGGAAAAAAGACAGGTCACAAGCAATACGAAAGATATTGCCGTTAAAAGCAATGAGATAATCGAAGCCACCATCTTTACTCTCCTTGTTGTAGTCGTAGTTGTTATCGCTAAAGGCTGTGTTGATACTTGGTATTACCTTCTTGCCCATAAACTGGACTGGATCTTCACCACGATAAAGGGGTGGTTTCCAGTTATAGGCAAGGATGTCACCTGGTCTGGTATCACCTGAGATACCGATGAGATACTTACCCACCTCAACGATCTTGGGCGTAGTAACGGCAAGCGTTACTAAGTTGTCCTCGGTTATCTGAGAGTCAGCTACCAAGACCGCGTAATCGATTAACTGAACTCCCGTGATCGTGGTCATACCTGAGAGTCTAACACACCTACGGCGTGTCGTTACCTGAGACACACATACCTGGCGCTATAATTCGAGCCGTAAGGCGAGATAACGGTACGGCCCCCTTACGGGGCCGAGGCTGTAAGCCGAGAGGCGACTGACCACAGGAAGGAGCCGTGCCGAGCACTATGCGGTTCCGTCTACCAACCCTGCCATCGTTAAGATGGCGCAAGGATACCATTCCTGAGCCCTTTGGAGCCGATCTGCGGGGTTTAGGACCTATCCACGTGTGTCCGTGTGGCTCCCAGGTATTCAACGTTATGGCAGCCTTTGAAGACTATGAACTGGTCTGGTACTTCCTTGATGCTACCTGTGTTAACTGCGGTAATCTGGTAGTAGTTCCTTGCTCTGTCGATAAAACGGCATAAAAAAAGAAGCCGCCCCGAAGGGCGGCCTCTCTCTTGCCTCGCGTTGATGGGTTACTTAGACCCACGTCCGAACTCTGTAGCCTTTGGGTCTAATGCCTTAAGCAATGGACCTGCAATAGCAGCGATACCTGCTGTTGCTAAAGCCTTTGGATCTGTTACGCCTGCAAGCCATAATGCGATTACTGCTGCAATACCAGCACGTAGGTACGTAGCTGCCATTGCTTCTAACTTCTTCTTGTTCATCGGTTCTCCTTAGACAGTCTTCTCTGAGTACTTATTAGGCAATCGTCTGACTACTGCTTTGATTGTGTTGATCTTCTTTGGCTTACCTAGCCAGGCAAACCAAGGCGAGGTATCGCCTCCACATCCCTGCTTGATGGAGATGTGAAGATGTTTTGTGTGCTTGTTGGAACCCTTGTATACACGCAGTCCCTTATCCTTTGACCAGATCTTTCCCTTGAATATCAGATAGTCAACACGTGGGTCTGCTTGCAACTTCTCAAAGATTACGTTGCAATCAATGCCTGCTATCACATCGTGTGTTAAATCTACGGCGTGACCTGTGTTGTGGTCAGAGTCCGGATTCTGTACTTGATGCTCCTTCGACGGCAGAAGTCCATCGGATGCTTTCAAACGCAATGGTGCTATCGCTGTGGCCTGGCGCAGAACAGCAATAGCGGCAGGTGTGGCTTTCTTGACAACAGGTTTCATTCTCACTCATTTCTCAGCTACTAACTTGAATAGGTCGTCTACTCTTTTTTCTAATCTGTCCAATGAATCACGCAGGCTTGTTCCAGAATTGGGCTTAAGTTCTGCCAGATAATGCTTGACTAGCCAACGAACTCCTGTAAGGAATGTAGCCAGTACGGTACTTACTGCAACGGCAATGGTTGCGTAGTCTGATGCCTGCATCGAATGTTCTCCTAGACGGTGCGGATAGTGACCAGTAACAAGCCTCCGTAGCCGGAGAAGCGCTTGTCAGTTGGTGTGCGGTTGATGAAGTCCATCTCTTCGATAAGTCCTAGGTAGGACTCACCTGTTCTAAAATCTTCGACGCGGATGGTGTCGCCTAGATTTTCAATTGTTTCTAGCTGGCTGATGCGGTCATAGGCTGATCCTTCATAGCCAACCTCAACGCCGTAGTGGTCTTTCTCGTGGTCGTAACACATTACTGGGTACTGAATCAATCGCTGACGTGGTACTGCTGGCAGTGACTTAACCTGGTATCCAGTAAAGATTGGACCTTGTGTGGTATCTGTAGTAGAACGTGTGAAGTTAAACTGGAATCCTAGGAACTCAACTGATCCAGTTGGGAAGCTGATGTTGACATCGCTGATAGCAGTTGCCTGTCCGAAGGAACCAATGCGGTAGTAGGTATCATCTGCTGTAATAGAATCTACAGATACAGCACCGTAGGTGTTATCTGCACGTGTCTGCATAATCTTAAAGATCTTATTCTCTGTGGTGTTGTAACGGATAAATCCGGTACGGATGTAGCCACCTGAGATAAGGGTAGATGCTGACTCAATGTAGACCTTGCCATCTGTTCCATCACCTGCTGTTGCAAACAGCAAGCGGTTGGTCTGGCCTACAAATGCTGCAGCTGTTGTGTGGTGTAGCACAGTATCCGTTGAGTCATACAGGTCATAGGCATAGGCAAAGAGCAAGGTTCCTGTAGGTGTACCTAGATCGATACGAGTTGTACCTGCTTGTGTCTCAACGCCAGTTGTAGCCCAGATAAATCTATCTCTGAATGCAAAGTCATAGACTGGTTGCGTGCTTTCAAAGAGAAGCGCTCCATAGTTAACAGAGCCATCTGTCTCTGATACTGCAGCAATGCGTACACCTTCTGATGTACCAATGGCTAGATACCCAAGGTAGTAGCCAATCTTAAATATCTTCTCGCCTACTGGCATCTCTGCTGCTGTAATAGCACTGGTCAAGGTAGGCATAGCACCGGTTGATGTCAGTGTGAACTTGGTGATAACTGATTGGATACCGCTAAAGGATGATAAGTAGATAGCAGCACCTGATGAGGCAATGCTGGTGTAGTAGACATTTGCGTCAGGGTGTGTGTAGACAAGAGTTCCACCACCTGAGCCAGTTAAGGCTGTGGCAGATGTTGGCATCTCGTAGATCCTGTTGTTGATATTAAGGATAATACGTTCTTTGGTGTACTCCATCACGCCACGATCAATGACGATGGCGTTGCTTCTCCACATTTCAGTAGCAGCAACAGATGAGTCATCTGTCAGCAACTTCTTATACATAACAGTCTTATCAACACCTGCATCAAGGATGCGTGTTACCCAATAGGCATAGACTCCATCATCACAGATTGCATAGACTGGATAATCAGTACCTGAGATGTAGTCAATGAAGTGGATAACTTCAGCTGTTCCTGTACCTGCTGGAGATACTGCAGTAGGTGATACATTTGATGCTGTCTTGGCATAGGTAAGGGTTGTACTCGTTGGAATAGTAGTAATGCGGTACTCACCATTAAAAGTTGCATCGACACCTGATACTGTAATCTGCATACCAATAGACAGACCGTGATCTACGCTAGTGGTTAGTGTTGCTACGTTAGATGTTAAGGCCTTGGTGGTGATAGATACAGTAATGCGTGGGAATACCTTGTCTACATCGTACTCATCCCAGACTAAAGCACCGTCGTATGTGTTACCGCTTTTAACCCACTGAATAGAACGAGCTGTTTGCCAAGGCAGACCACTTGATTGAATAGCACCAGTTACTGTGTGTACGTTGTCAACGCTCTTTAGAAGCGTTGCCTGTCCCTTAGTCCAGACATCCATACCCTTAGACTCTGTGTACTGGAAGCGAAGCGACTCATCCTGTAGTGGCTCAAAGAACTTGATGCCTTGACCATAGTGAAATGATGACTGGCTACGAGTCCACCAACCGGTAAGTGTTTGCTCACCTGGTTCTCTGGATTGGTCAATCTGTTGCTTACGATACTGCGCTGTTACGCGACGATAAGGTGCATCATCGGATGCTCCGATAAAGAATGGATTGCTGGCAAAGGCTACATCGTATGCAACACCAGTTGCTGAAAAGTTCGTAGCACCTGCTGGGTTCGATAATGGATATGGGATTGGATCCGTAATGTCGAACTCGGTTGCCATTTGTTCTCCTTATGTTATGACTGATCTGTTCTTAAAATCTAGTCCTGCGTACTTGCCATATTCATCTAGCGTGCGAGCAGTACCTAGCGCATCTCTACCAACACGTTCAGTTGATAAGATGTCATAGACTTCTGCTTTAGACTCAGCATCCTTTGCGTAGTACAGGTCAGGAAAGTCTTTCCACACGTGTCTACGCAGGTTCTTTTGGAACACTGAACTTGGGTCAAAGTAAAGATGGTAGATATATTGCTTATCTGGAATCATTAAATCAAAGCCGTGTGTATAAGCACGAGCTGCTATGAGGATCTCTTCTCCCCAAAACATTATCTTCTCGTTGAATCCCAGGGAAGCGAACTCACCTAATGTAAAGATAAACCCTGCCGATACTGATGTCTGCTTAATGCCACCTTCGCTGGGTACTGCTAACTGGCTAGGTATTAAACTCTGTTCAAACTGCTCAGGTTTTTCTGCAAATGAAATGCTAGTTACTGATCTATCCCAGTCGCAGTGTTCCTTTAACTGGTTGTTATAGACATATGATGCAGGGTATGCAGTAATCAAAGGCTTTGCTATACCTTGTGCCTGAAACTCTAAGATGTTACGGATGAGTTCATCATCCCAGTTCTGATAGAACCTGGTGTGTGCATCTACCTGTAGATAATAGTCTTGGCCTGCATATAGTGAATTTGCTATATTCCTGCCAATGCCTACTCCGACACCTTCTGGTGCCTTACTTGCTAGTAATCTAAAGTTAGGAACTAACGGAGTAAACAGTTGGTTCTCTCCACTGTAACAACTATGGATACCAAAGCAGATGGTGTGATTGCCACTGCTCTTTGCTACTGCATCAAGGATAGTCTTAGGTAATTCAAAGTCCTCGTATGAGGATATCTGTACAAATATAGATGCCATTACCACTTACCTAACGGACAAGTAGCAGGTTCTAGTTTGGTCTTCATATACATAAAGCAACCGCACTGCTTACAGGTAGATGTTAACTCCACCAGTTCTGGGCAGCTCTGGCAGATATTAAATCTGCGCTCTGTCTCTTCCTTAGTGGCCCTTGGTGTTCCGTTGAACATATCCCAAGGCTTAACATCTTCGCTAATTTGCCTACTCCAATTTATCGTTTTAACAAGGAACTTGGTCAGGATAACCAGTTGTAGAACAATAAACTACGCAGTCTTCGCTGACATTCACAGAAGAAGTATAGCGCCCACCATTGAATGTGGTGCAGTACCAAGTAGTAGTTGGCACTGTAGTTGTCGGAGGCGGTGTAGTTGTTGGAGCTACTGTTGTAGTAGGTGGTGGCGCAACTGTTGTTGTTGGAGGTGGAGCAACGGTGGTGGTAGGAGGTGGCGTAGTTGTTGGAGCAGGCGTAGTGGTAGTTGTTGTAGTCACTGGGGACACATAGTTACCAATAAAAGCCAATAGGTTAAGCATTAAGAAAGATCTCCTGTTGCTAGGAACGTGTTAGTTCCTGTGCAGATAACTGCTGCTGTTGAGTTCTGAGCACGAAGTGATAGGCCAGGCGTAGTGCTGATAGTTACTCCAGCACCTGCAGTCAGAGCACAAGTACCTGCACCTAGACGTGCAACATAGACGATATCTCCTGCTGAGAATACACTTGGTGGCACTGTGAAGTTAGCAGCAGTAGCAGATGTCATAGTGACCAACTTGCTCTTGTCTGTGGCTACCAGTGTGTATGCAGTTGTCTGGGCATTGATGGCAATAGATGCCACAGGCGTAGTCAGAGTCTTGTTAGTTAGAGTCTGAGTACCTGCCAAGGTAGCAAAGTCACCATCTGTCAGTGCAGTATTAAACTGTGCTGTAGTACCTGAGACTGAGTTAGAGCCAAGGGCAATAGTCTTATTGCTGAAAGTCAATGTACCTGCAGCTGTTGCTGCATTGTCTACACCTGATGTGTAGTAAGTCAGGTCATCTGATGTTAATGAGTGGCGAATAACTGCACCTGCAGTATGAGCAACTGCAGCAGTTCCTGCCTCTGCACGGTTGATTGTAAATGATGCACCTGATACGTCGGTGATAAACACAATCTCTTCGTTGGCAGTATCTGGATCAAGGACCACTGTGAACTGGTCCACGTTACCTGCAGAAAGTGAGACTCCACCAAGAAGCAAGGTAGCAGCAGATGATGAAGGTACAGTCATAGTTGTATCGCCAGAACCGATACCTGTTTGTAGTGTTGTCTCTACGCTAATCGATGAGTACTTACGTGTCATTGGTCTACCTTATTTCGTATAGTGGATTCGTACTGGATATTTGTCTTGTAGCTTGAGTGCTTCCTCATTAAGACGCTGTTGGTATAGAGCGTAGATGTAACGAGATGCACCAACACCTGCATTGTATGGAATCTTTGAGTCGTTCAAGTCAGACTCAGCAGATGTAAGGTTGATACGACCTGGGTCAAGGAATGAAAGCAACTTGTATGAGGCACCAAGGATAACCACATCATATGATGATGCAGGTAGTCCTGTTACTGATGCGTAGTCATCACCGTTATCTGTTAGAACTGTTGGTTCCTTGGTATAGAAAACCTGGATAGTTCTACCTGGTTGGATGTTCTCATAGATGTTAATAGTGTTGTTAGTGCCAAAGGTGGTCACGTTAGCCATTGGGTCCATACGCCAGCGGTTGATAGGCAACCACTCACGGCTAGAGCCTGTTGTCTGCCAAGAGGCATAGATCACAGACTCAGCCTCTGCTGGCAGTGTGTATGCAGTCTGGCTTGCGTTGAAGGTAAAGGTTGTAGAACCTACGCCCCAGAGCTTAGGAAAGAATGAGTTGATAGTGTCATTGATAGCACGCTTGATGTTCTGACGTGGGAAGGTTGGAGATAGGATTACCTGAGCGTACTGTGCGTGAGATGCGGCATCTGTTCCCTGATATCCACGACCAAAGCCTGCAGGGATAACGTTCATTGTGCTGGTTGCCTTATCAAAAGAGTCAATCCAGATCAGTTCGTCATCAATCTCAATGATGCCTTTGGCAAGGTTGTTAGATGAACCAACCTGAATCTCAGTACCAGATGCAGTGATGCCACCTGTATTGGCAAGGTATGTTAAGCGGTCTTGACGAAGTGTGTACCCTTGTAGGTTAGAGCGTACTTCGTTGACCATATCATTCAGATTCGGCATATTTTCTTTCCTCGTATTCCTCTATGTATTTAGACCCAAGGAGTAGAATCTCCTTACTGTCCCTTGCCATACCTAGCATTAAATTACATCTGTTGCACAGGATTCCTCTACGACAATTGTCGCAAGAAAATCTATCTCCACAACATTTATGATCGTGGTCTACGTGCCAGTACCCAGTTCCACCA